CAAGAAAACAAAAAACAAAAATCAAAACGCGCGCGCGCGTGCGTCTAATATTATATGCGATAAAAATCAGCCCTTACAAACCCCAGCTTTTCCACAAGATTGCTACACGCCACAAAGTGTCAAGATCGAGGCCGAAATCCTGCGCAATATCGGACTCAAAAATCCAGAAATTAAAAACCACTTAATCATGCGCGGAGTCGCAGAAGCTATTGTCGATAAAGCACTCGGGAAGGAGTTCTAATGTTTCATAATAATACTATTGACCTGTTTTCTGATATTTACGGATTCGCTTCCATCGAGGAATTTAAGATCACGCTTCCAGGCCCAGTCCCAAGTAAAAAAAATAAAAGAAGACTATTTTTTACTAAATTAGGTAAACAAATTAATATCCCAGGAAAAACCTATTGCGCATGGAATAAAAAAATGCTCCCATTAATTTTATTAATCCCCAATAGACCGCCAACAATTAAAAAAGCCGTCTGCATTATGATCTTCTTCTTCTTTGAATCAAATCAGCGCCGAGACCTTACAAACGCATCCGATTCAATCTTAGACACCCTCGTCGACGCTAAAATAATTAAAGATGATCGGTGGTCCGTCACCGGCGACGTGCTCATCTTCCCCGCCGGAATAGACAAAGAAAACCCCCGAGCAGAAATATCAATCTTTTATAAGGATTATGAAAATGAGAAAAAATAGACAACCAGAATCGGCAACCTTTATCTGCTTTTCAAAAGCAATGACCGACCGCTTGCAGATTAAACTAGACTCCCGTCGGTATCGTGAACATATTAAAAAAACCACCGACGAGCTTAAGATAAAAAACTGGTTGCAGTAGTGGCTTATTATTATAAAAGGGGGCATAAATGAAATCAGAATATGACGCAAAAGAGTTAATCTTAATAATAGTATTAATAATTTTTATTTTTATATTTGGAGGTTGCCTTATCCTTTGGGCGAGTAAACTCTTCCTAGCGACGGGGGTAATCTTTTACGGGATGCCAATCTGGACAAAAATAATACATTATATTTTTTGTTTAAATGTTTTTGTCGTCGGTGGTGTCGCTTTCGGTGTAGCAATAGATATGTTTAATGAATTAATCGTCAAGGGATAAAAAATGATGCACGACAACTCCGTCGGAGCGTTCAGAAATTTAAACGTAACCAGGCGGCACAAAGAAATCCTGCTAATTTTCCAAATGTATTCACGCCCGCTGACGGACCGAGAAGTCAAAACCCTCGGCGGGTGGGAAGACATGGACGACGTGCGGCCAAGAATATCTGAGCTGATCGCGCTAAAAATATTAAAACAGTGCGGGGATGTTGTCGACGAGATTACGAGGAAGAAAGTGCGGATATCTCGGGTTGTCCTCGAGAGTGAAAAAAGTCAGGAAGAATTATTTTAAGAAAGCGAGGGGGCGATGGAGAAAATAGTAATTTACAGCGGCGATGGGCCTGTTGTTTTTGAAAAAAAAGGATGTGGAATATCGGCGGGTGTTGGCTCGAGGTTATTGATGTCGGGGTCACAGAGGACGGGCAGAAATTTGTCAAATTCGCCGGAAAAACATAGCAGATTGAGACAACCGCCCCATGGGGCAAAACGGAGGAAAAAACATGACTGAATACGCGTTAATCGAGACCAGACACTATTACGCGGGGGACTGTCAACACCCGTCTGGCTATAGCCGGGCTATAGCTGAGATCGGCACACCAGACGGGCCACAATACTGTATCGGCACGTTGGCGGGCTGCCGGGATTGGGAACAGGCGTTGACAGCTGGCCCGCAACAGCTAGTCCACGGGGTATCTGGTATCAGATACGACGTGGTGGAAATAACGGGGACGTGTACGTACGACGATTTTTGCCAGTCTGTCGTAGACTGGGACGCCTGCCCGATCCACCAGGACCCCGAGGACGATTATCTCTGGTTGGATATGCGGCTCCGCGACGCAAATACGTATTGGGTGGCTGATCCCGTTGACGGTATAACTGGATATATAGTATCGGTTGTCCAAGATTAAGATTTATTTGTTTCAATCCACGCGCCCGCGAAGGGCGCGACATATGGCAGGGGGTATGGTTAGATGCTCGATTTGCAAAACTCCCCGACGGAGTGCTATATTATGTCCCATATAGGTTGATTAAAAATAAAATGTGCGTCTATGTTAATGAGTTGATAATTATTAATCTGGACGTCAATCTTGCCGGCCACCCAAAATTAATAGGAGGACAAATGAAGAAATCAAACGCGATTTTCCTCGACGGAGAGAAAATAAAAACGTGGCTGAAAATGAAACAATGGGGGCATCGAGATTTTGCCCGGGCGGTGCATTGCAATGAGGGGCTTGTGTCGCGGTGGCTCCGGGAAAAATCACCAGAGTGCCCGTCGGACATTTATAAGGAGCGGATATGCACGGTTACTGGATTCGATATCGGCGACATTTTCACTCTCGACCGAGGGAAAATAAAGCCCTGGCAGGGCCAATAAAAAAAACATAAATAATTTTTTTTTTTGAAAAGAGGGCGAAATGAAGAAATAATAAAGACGTCCACGCAATCAGTTTAATTTTTATATAGCCGAGTTCCTAGCGGGACTCGGCTTTCTTTTTGGAGAAAAATGGCATACGTCAAAAGATACAAAGTGCGGCTAATAATAAAACACCTCCGGGAGGGCGCGTTTCTTATCGATGCTATTAAATCTGCGGGGTTTAAGTCGCATGAAACTTTGCGTCTTTGGCGTACACGCGAGAGAGACTTTTCAAAGTATTGGCATCAGCGTCTTGATTTCCTCGTAAAGCGGACAATGGGTTCGGCGGCAGATTTTAGAGTTGAAAAAGTTGAGCGCGCCTTTGAGTCAAAACTTTTGAGCCAACAGGCATCAGCCGCATGTTATATTTTTTATCTCTGCAACAAGGCCCCGGACAGGTGGCGACATGTCCCGTCGATAATTAACAACAATAACGTCCAGATGCAACAATCGCAAGAAATGCAAGTTATGCAACGAATTGAAGAGGCGAGATTTATTGAACACTTAGGAGACGACGAAGTTGAACAATTACTTGAAAGAGTTCTGTCGAAGCGATAAGCTGTTAGCGCTTCACGCAAGTTTTGAGCTCGCCCGTCGGAAGCTCATCCCATTCTGTTTATTGCAAAATTCCTATTATGAAAAATCATCCCACTTAATCCATATCGCCAATGCACTTGAGAGGGTCGAGCGCGGCGAGATAAAAAAGTTAATGGTGTTCTGTCCGCCGAGGCACGGGAAGTCAAAGCTCGTTTCTGTAAATTTCCCGGCGTGGTATCTTGGCCGTAACCCTGACAACAACATCATCATCTCGTCGTATGCGGCATCTTTGGCCGAGGAATTTTCAGGGCAAAGTCGCGGGCTCGTTGAGGACGAGTTATACCGTGCTGTTTTTGGCGTGTCAACCAACCCCAGGTCCCGCGGGGTTAAGTCCTGGGAGATGGGTTCTGGTTTTCGTGGTGGGTTAATGGCCGTCGGTGTATGCGGCGGGGCGACCGGCTTCGGCGCGAATATCTTTGTTATTGATGACCCTGTCAAGAACCATATCGAGGCATTTTCAAAAATTTATCGAGAAAAGGTTTATGCTTGGTATCAATCTGTTGCCTCGACGAGACTTGAGCCGGGCGGGGCGATTATCTTAATGATGGCGCGATGGCATCAAGACGATCTCGCCGGGAGAATTTTAAAAGAAGAGCCGGGCGAATGGGAAGTGATTAACTTTGAGGCAACCGCAGGAGACAACGATCCGCTCGGGCGGGAAAAAGGACAGGCGTTATGGCCGCAAAGATATGACGTCGAGGCCATAGGAAAAATCAAGAAAACTATTGGGACAAAATTTTTTAACGCGCTATTCCGCGGGACCCCGGATGACCCAGAATCGCAGATAATTAAACGCGACTGGATTAAATATTATAAAAAGCTACCAATAGAATATTCACGTTTTGGCGGGATTGACACGGCGACATCTTCAAAAACCATAGCGGACAATACGAGTATGGTTGACGTGTGCAAGGATTGGGAGGGGTATCTTTATGTTGACGATTGTTTTCTTGACAAGATCAGTGTGTATGGTTTTTCAAAGCACGTCAATGCCCAACATGCCGCGAAAAAATACAGCTTGATAAAATTAGAAGCGAATAACGCCGGGGAAGCGATTAAACAACGGATTGATGAAGTTGGGCGGGATACAAAGCTCGGGAGTCATCCTCCCGTGAGGGCAGAGACAACCACGACGGATAAATGTGTGCGTGTTAGTGAAATTGCGCCGTTGATTGAAAATGGGACATTAAGGTTTAAGCTCGGCGACCCGAGGATAGCAAAGCTCATCGATCATCTTATAGCTTTTGACGGGAAAGACTCTGACATTGATGATGATGTCGACGCGCTTGGTTTTGCGGTTAAAGCGGCTATTGGCGGGGCGGCATTTTTCTCGTCGACAAATAATTATGATGTCTACCAGAAAGGGCAGAAATAAATCATGTTTGTAAGCAAAAAGGAACACAAGAAGGTCCTTAACAAACTGGTCGAGCTGCAACAATCATTTTATAAAATGAACATCATGCTCGCCGGGATTGATGAAGTATCGACTCTCGCGACGGGGAACCCATATAGAGATCAAGAAAAGGCGATTGCTGAATTAAGCCGGAAATATGAAGGTGTGGCAGAGTGGGGATGCGCACAGGCAAAAGAGGTCATTGATCTTCGCGCGGTTTTTACGATGGGAGATGGGATTCAGGTCAGCGAAATTGACCCAAATACCGGGCGGTCATTCGTCGGGAAGAAAGGGGCGTACCAGAAAGAGGTGGAATTTATAGAGCGATTTATAGCGCATAACGATCTCGACGAGGAAGGGGCGCAGGAGTTCGCGAAGGAAGCCGAAATTGAAGGCAGGATATTATTTAAGTTAAGCCCGAACAAGAAGAAAAACCAGATCGATCTCCGATTTTTGTCATATAACACCTATAAATATATGGTTGAGGTTAATCCAGAAGATTATAAGGATTATACGGCTGTCAAGTATAAAGATTCAACCACAGAGAAAACCATAGAAAAGCCCCGGTTCGTCTATAAGAAATTTTCTGGACGAATTGGTAAAGTCAATGAAGTCATGCCGCGTGTCGCAACGATTTTAAGAAACCTTGAGGATGCGGATAAAGCGTTAAAGGATTTGAGGGGGATCAACAATTTATTCGCAAGTCCGACGCCGGTTTTTGAGTGCGAAGATGAAGCCGCGGCTGGCTTTCTCGATAAGCAGATATCAAAGACAAACTGGAAAATCGGGAAATATATTGTATTGGCAAAAGCGACCTTAAAGTTCGTCGGGATAGACGGGACGCACGCCGAGAATCTGATAAAAGAATTTATTACAAACGCAAAAATTATTAGCGGAGTTACTGGCATCCCGGTCCATTTTCTCGGGCTCCCGGACTTGATGTCAAATAGGAGCACCTCAACGGACCTTTTTGAGCTGATAATCGCCGCGACAAATAAAGAGCGCCGGACCTGGGTGGGCGTTTATGAAGAGCTTTTCACAAAGGTTCTTGAATTATCAAACAAAGAATTTGGCACGACGTTTACGCCGGGGACAGTTACTTGCAATATTCCGCAGATCACCGCCGAGAAACTTAAAGAGCTTGTTGATATCTGGCTGCCGTTATATCAAGCCAATGCGATAAACCTGGATTATCTCGTCGGACTGATACCAAACGCGGATATTGAGGCGATCAGGACAGCCGCCGAAGAGTCAGCGAAATTAACGCTTGAAAATATCCGGCTTCGGGAGAAAGAGCTCGAAGCACAGAGCACGGAGGACGTGGAATGAAAAGAGAGCGCGTCTATATAAAATGCGAATTGCAGCAGATGGCGCAGTCTGAAATTTTAGATATGATTCCGTCGGAGACATTACAGCGGATAAGAGACACGGACCCACACCCGGAGTTTCGTGTTTTTTCCGTCGGGCATGAAGGGTCAGCAAACGCGACAGTCTTGGGTGTTGGGATGAAGATTTTAAATTATGCCAGGGACATTATTGTCCAGATGTTCAACCGGCTCCGGCTTGGCCTCCCGGCGTTTAATAGACATCAACCGCAGACAAACAGCCATGTCAATAGGGACTCTGTCGGCGAGGTCGTCGGGAAAACTATCCAAAAGATCAGCGGGGTTTTGCATACATTAGCCGCTGTTTATATAAAACCAGAATACAGGGCTGTTGACCTTGATATTGCGTCCCTCGAAGGGAATTTTGAGGCAGAGGAAAACAGCGATGGGTCAATGGGCGTTGTGAGTTTATCAAACATTACCGGGCTAGCATTGAGTAATCATAAGATTGATACTCCTGCCATGCCGGGGGCTACTCTGCAAGCAGCATTGCAGATGTTTACCCAGAAGAACGGGAGGATGCACCAGATGGAAGAATTTACAAAAGAGCAGATCAAAGAAGCGATTTTAAAGATGCGGTTAAGCCCGGCGGACATTTTCTCGGAAGAAGAGATCGTTTCATCCGACCCGGCGAGGAAAGCAAAGCAAACAGAATATGAGCATGTCAAGCGCCTTGAGAAACGGCTTGGTGAGGCGCGGGAAGAAAATTCAAAATTGCAGGGTGAGTTTTCAAAAATCCAGGATGAGAATAAACAGCTCGCAATCAAGGCGAACGCCGGGGTCGTCAGGGATGTTTTTACTTCAATCGCCGGCGAGAAAAAGCTCGACCAAAAATTTGTGCAGTACGTCAACAAGAACATCCCGCTTTTTAAGTCGGACAAGAAAGACTCCGAGTTTAAAGCCGAGCTCGAGAAGTTTGTTGATACTCAAGCGAAAGAATACGTCGAAATGGGAAAGCTCTATGGGTTTGAGGCAAAGGTTACTGCGGATGGTAAACCCGCCGACGATAAAAGCAAGGAAAATGAAACCCCCGGAACCCCTCCGACCGATAAGAAAAAAGACGGAGAAGAAGCGGGCATCGAGAATGTCTTAGAGGATCCGAAGAAGAACGATTTTATTCCCGATTAATTTCGGAGTTTACGCCCCGGCGAGAACCGGGAGGATTAACTAAATTCTAAAAAATAAATGGAGGTCTATAAAATGGGATTGGAAATTCGTAACCCTAACTTTAAGTCGTTTAAAGTGACGGCCCCTTCTGCGGGGTATACCGCCGGGGAAATGATTAAGATCGAGGATACAGTCGGGATTATCGTCAACACTGTTGAGCTCGACGAGGAAACTGCGCTTATTTATGAGTGCGAAAAAATTGTTGTCCCGAAATCAGCCGGTGTCACCTTTGCCGCCGGTGATAAGGTGTATTATAACGCATCCGCGAAAGCTGTCACAAGCACCGCGTCAGGGAATACACTTTGCGGGCGTGCGAATGAGGTCGGGGAATCTGCCGATACGACGCTTGAGATCAGCTTATCGGGCCATATTGCGGCGTAACCTAAAACAAAAAATCCTACGGAGGTGGAATAGATGAAGGGTAAAATTATTAGAGATTGGTCGAAGGTTGATTTCAAAAACCCCGATCATGTCAAAAAGCTTAATGGGGCCTTCCAACATTTTATGAGGGTCCCGGAGCGCAACAAAGAGCTTAAGCTCGCTATGCAACAATTCACGACGAAGGGCGATTTTCCGGACAACATTATTGCTGTCCTCGAGAAATATCACGCGACGCCGGATTGGGACACTGGATATGAGCAGATTTATGATGTCCGGGATTTCACGGGCGGGACTGAATCAGGATTTAAAATTCTCGATGTTACGTCAGGGTTGACGTTCTCGAAAATCCCCGTCGGTGACAAGATCAAAGTTTATAAGGCAAGCGGGAGCGTTGTTTCTGTCGAGTTTGACAGATACGGCGGCGGGTTAAATTGGGACCGTACCTGGTTTGACGACCGGCAATATTGGCAGATTGAGGACACCGCGATTGAGTTCAGGAATAAAGCATATTCTCAACGCGCCGCGGCTCATTATGCCTTAATCGAGGCTGGAACGAATACGACAACTTGGCAAGGAACCTCGACGGACACAGAAGTTAACCGCGACATCAAGACGATCAATGCCGCAGCGCTCGCTATTTTGACCGCCGTTAAGGATAAGGGGTATGGCGTCAATGCAAACACAGAATTGATTCTGCTCGCTCCATTGGCGTTGATGTCTAGGGTCAACAAAGCAATGACTCAACTCAACCAGGCGTTCGCCGGGTCGAACCGAAGCATTGTCTTTACTGTCCGTCCGATCTTTTCTTTGATGCTCGCCTCGAACAGCTATTATTATGTTTGCTTGCCAAAGAAAAAGATCAAGAGCGGGAACAGAATGGACTTAACGCTTTTCAACCTTTTTGACCCGTTGCTTTATGCTGACACTGTCGCCGGGTGGATGAGATACGGCGCGGCGATTGGCGACACGGACCAGGTTGAGAAGTGCTCAATAGCATAAAATCAGCATAACATCAAAAAAAGAAAATTCCGTCGGGGAGGGGCAACTCTCCCCGGCGAGTCTAACCCGGAGGTAAATGATGGGCTTTATTTCAATGTCAAAATTACCGGGACTCACAAACAGGCAGCCAGAGCCGCCGAAGAAGAATAAAGTTATCACAATGAGTCAGATACATGACCCAGGGACGCGAAAATTAAAAGAGCAGATGATTAAGAACCGCCGGAAAATAACCGAGGTCCTGCGTCAGGGGATGTGGTCAGGCGAGCGTTGTTTTATCGTCGGTGGCGGTTCGAGCGTCAGGAAAATAAACCCGAAGATTTTAGAGGGGGAACATACAATTGGGATTAACTTGGCATTTAGGTTATTGGACCCAGAGATCATTTATGGGATGGACCCGAGGTTATGGGGGTGGATTGAGTCAGGCGACACGGGCCCCGACGACAGGGACCTTTTTAATGCATCAAGAGCGATTAAGGTATGGGGTGATTTAAACGCGGCCCCGCTCCCCGAGGACATTTTTATCGTCGAAAGTATAGGCCGTCCGGGGCTGTCGCAGAATCTCGAGGAAGGGCTCGGGTGCGGGACAAACTCCGGGTTTGGAGCTCTTAACCTGGCGTTGCTTCTTGGTGCGTCTGAAATATACCTTCTGGGGTATGATTTTTCAGGACCGAGATGGCATAACGGATATCCGAGCGAGCCGTCGGAGAATGTGCATGATTATCACTTGCAATGCTACGAGGAAAACTCCGACGAGTTTAAAAAGTTCGGGGCGAAGATTATCAACTGCAACAAAAACAGCGCCTTGAAAGTCTTTGAGTTTGGGGACATTCCCACCGAGCTTAATCCCGTCGAGGAGAAACCCGCGAAGAAGCCGGCGAAGTTAAAGAAGGTCGAAAGAACAAAGAAAGAGGATGAGCCGATCTTCGTTAATTATTTCACGCCGGAAAATGGATATAAAAAATACGCCGACAATTTACGGCTGACTTTAGACCGGCTTTCTTTAGATTATGACGTATCGCCAGTTAAGAGTCGCGGGGATTGGGATGCAAACACAAAGTTCAAGTCGCAGTTTATTTTAAAAATGCTCGACAGATATCCGGGCCGTGATGTTATCTGGATTGACGCCGACGCCGTTGTTGTGTCCTTGCCGGAAAAGCTCTTAAATTGCTCGGCAGACATAGCGGGGCATTATCGCGGGGGGAAAGAGTTTATTTCTTCCGTGATGTTTTTCAAAAACAACGACATCACCCGTGCTTTCCTCTCCGATGTCGAGAAGCTGTTAAAAGTAGGGGAACGCCGGCCCTTTGGGGAACAGTCGTTCTTCCAAGATGTTCTCGACAAGTATCGCAAGGACGGGAAGATCACCTTTGAAGACCTCGGCCCGGAGTATTGTTATATTATGGGGCTTCAAAATCCCGACGTTGAGCCGGTGATTGAACAGCATCAAGCGTCTCGTACGCTAAGGACGTAATGACGAAAATTGACATTGTAATCCCGACGAGGAACAGAAAAGATAAGCTCGCTAAGTGCCTAAGATCGGCCCACGACGTAATTTTGGCAAGCTCATCTTATTCTGTTATTGTAAAAATCTTTTTCTCATCTATGCATGAGAAAGATGAATTTGATGCGTCTTATGGCCGGAGTGCTTTTATCCAAACGCATCTTTACGCCGGGACATTCAGGGCTTCGACTTTTTGGAATGATTATCTTAGAGGGATGAGTGCGGACGCGCTGTTATATCTCTCCGACGACACAGCCATCGACGAGGATATAATAAATAAATCTATACCAAAGCTCGAGGAGTTTAATTTTGATGGTGTTGTGGGGTTTAAGATCAGGAACGCCACCGACGGGCAACCGGCTAAAGCGGCTTATGGGCTCGTCGGTTCTGTTTTCGCAGACAGGTTCCCGGACAGGAAGGTTTTCTGCCCTGACTATGGGGCGTTTTTCTGTGATGTGGAGCTTGAAGAATTTGCAAAATGTCTTGGCCGGTTTTGTTTCTGCGAAGAAGCACAGCTTGAACATTATCATCCTGCGTTTAATAATTCGTCCCCGGATGAGACGCATCTTTTTCATAGGGCCGCGCATGCCCG